AGAAAAGATTATGCCTAGTGTGTTTCAAAGAGCATTAGAGAAGAATAAAGATGTACTAGCATTACTGAATCATGATTATGACAGAGTTATTGCTCGTACAAGTGATGGAACAGCAACTCTGTGTGAGGACAATATTGGGCTACATGCAAAAATTCAAGTAACAGACAAAGAATTAATCGAAAAAGCAAAAAAAGGCAAGCTACGAGGCTGGTCGTTTGGATTTAGGGCAGTAAAAGAGGACAGAAAAAACAATGAAGAGGGACTAGAAGAAAGAACAATCAGAGAATTGGAATTATTGGAAGTCTCTGTACTAGATGATAGAAAACAGCCTGCATATTATGGCACAAGTATTGAAATGAGGGACAATGAGACATTTGTTATTGAATACCGAGATGGTGTAGAAGAAAAAACAGAAGTAACAACAGAAGAAAAGCCACCAGACAAAGAAGAAAGGGCAGAATTATACAAATATCAAAATAGACTATATGAATTAAAACTTAATTCGTTAAAACAAACAGCTGAATAAAAAGGCTGTTATTTTTTTATAAAAATTTAAGGAGGTAAAGTTTATGTATTTAAAAAAATTACAAGAAAGAAGAGCAAAGGCTCAAGAAGAAATGGAAGGTTTATTAAACAAAGTAAAAACAGAAGAAAGAGAGTTCACAGAAGAGGAAAAAGCACAGTTTGAAGAGTTAGAAAAAACAATTCAATCTATACTTGATACCATCGAAAAATTAAAGAAAGGTAGAAATCTAACAGAAGAAAAAGAGCCTAAATCAGAAGAAGAAGATGAAGAGGATAAAGAACAAAAAGAAGCGGAACAAAGGGCAATAAACGAGGAACGAGCATTTGAAAATTATATCAGAGGCAGGGTAGAAGAAAGAGCAGATGTTAATTTAACAACAACTGATAATGGTGCAGTAATTCCATCAAGCATTGCAGACAGAATTATAGAAAAAGTAGTAGATATCTGTCCAGTTTATCAACTAGCTGAAAGATACAATGTAAATGGAACTTTAACAATTCCACTTTATGATGAAGAAACACAAAGCATAACTTGTGCTTATGCAACAGAATTTACAGATTTAGAAAGCACATCAGGTAAATTCACCAATATCAGTTTAACTGGATATTTAGCAGGAGCATTAACAAAAGTTTCTAAATCATTAATCAATAATTCTAAATTTGATATTGTAACATTCGTAGTAAATAAAATGGCAGAGAGCATTTCAAGATTTATTGAAAAAGAATTATTAATTGGAACTGATGGAAAAATCACAGGTTTAAGAGGTGTTACACAACAAGTAACAGCAGGAAGTCAAACAGTAATTACATCAGATAATTTGATAGACACACAAGATGAAGTTCCTGATATGCATCAAGCAAAAGCAATATGGATTATGAATAGAAGAACAAGAAACAATATCAGAAAATTAAAAGACAGCGAAGGAAACTACTTACTAAATAGAGATTTTAGTGCTAAATGGGGTTATACCTTACTTGGAAAAGATGTTTATACATCAGATAACATGTCAAAAATTGGTGCAGGAAACACAGTAGCATATTATGGCGATATGTCAGGACTTGCTGTTAAACTAGGGGAAGATATAAACATCGAAGTATTAAGAGAGAAATTTGCAACACAACATGCTGTAGGTATTGTAGGATATGTAGAATTAGATAGCAAAGTACAAGATGCACAAAAAATTTCTAAATTGGTAATGGCAGGAACAACACCAACAGAGCAAGTAGAAAATAAAGGTCAAAATGATGGGGAATAAGAGGTGTAATCTATGGCAGATGTAACAAAAGTTAGTGAAATAACCAAAGAGAGCATTGCTGAATATTTACACCTAGCAGATCCAACAGAGCAGGAACTAAAAGAACTGAATATGTTTTTAGAAGTAAGTAAGAGTTATATAAAAAGTTACACAGGGCAGAAAGATTTAGATATATACCAAGATTTTATTATTGCGGTGTATATCTTATGCCAAGATATGTATGACAATAGAGCCTTATATATTGAGAAAGGTAGCATAAACAACACAGTAAGCACAATTTTAGATATGCACTCGGTAAATCTTATATGATCAATGCAGGTAAATATAACAGGAAAATAACCATAGTTTCTATTGATGGCGAAGTAGACAAAGCAGGTTTCAAAAAGCCACCAGTAGAAACTGTTATACTTAACACTTGGGCATCTGTTAAAACAACAAAAGGTTATACTTTAATCAAAAATAACTCTGACTTTGAAAAAGCATATACAAATTTTACGATAAGGTTTCCAAAAGTAGAAATAACAAGAGAAATGTTTGTAAAATACAACAATAAAACATATTCCATTGAATACTTAAACGATATTGATGAAAAAGGCATAGAACTAGAAATTCAAGCAAAGGTGGTAAAGAAATAATGGCAAAAATCACAGAAGAACTACCTATTGAAATAATAAGGCAGTTTGAAGAGTTAAATCTTGGAGCAACTGACATGATGAAAAAGATGACAGAGGCAGGAGCAAAAGTAGTTTATAACAATATAAAATCAAATATGGGAAAGGTACTACATCGTAGAACAGGTGATTTGGAAAAATCTCTTATTATAACAAGACCATATAAAAACAGCAATGAAGAAATAGCAACAAAAGTTGGATTTTATGGTTATGACAGAAACGGAATAGCAAATCCTCTAAAAGCAATGGCGAGAGAATTTGGAACATCAAATGGCGAGGCAAAAAAGCCATTTTTAAGACCTGCATTTAGAAAAAAGGCAGAAATAGAACAAGCAATGGAAAAAGTCCAAGATGAATATCTACCAAAGGAGTAGCTTATGAATGAGGAAATAGAAACAATATTTGAAAACTTTATAGTTGATGGGGTTAAGATTCCAATTGCATTTATAAAGTATTTTGGAAAAGCTGAAACATATCTCACATACCAAGGCATAGGAAATGATCCAACACTAGCTAGTGATGATATAACAATATACAGTTTAGATTCCATCGATATAGATATTTACACAAAAGGAAACTACCTAAATATTATAAAAGAAATTAAAAATAAAATGTTAGCAAATGATTTTACATGGGATGGTGACAGTCCTGATATGTATGAACAGGACACAGGTTACTATCACAAAACGATATCATTTGTAAAGGAAAGGAAGGTATAAAATTATGGCACAAATAGGATTGAGACATTTCAAATATTCGCCAATTGAAAATGATGCATACACAGGAGCGAAGAAACTTGCAGGAGCAATTGAAAGTAAAGCAAGTTTAAATATTGCAGAGGCGGAACTTTACTCTGATGATGAATTATCAGAAAAAGCACAAGAGTTCACAAAAGGAACATTAACACTTACTGTTGATGAAGATAGTGACACAGTATTTGCACCTCTTTTAGGTCATGAAAAAGATGAAACAACAGGGGAGGTAATCAAAACAACAGATGATGTAGCACCATTCGTTCGGTTTTGGTAGGGTACTTGTAAAGCTAGTAAATAATATAAAAAAATACAAAGCAGAGTTCTTTCCAAAAGTACAATTTAAGCCATTCGTAACAGATGGAAAAACTAAAGGTGATGGTATAGAATTTCAAACACCATCTGTAGAAGGAACTATCTTTTCAAAAGCAGAAACAATTGATGGTAAAACAAAAATGATATGGGAAAGACATAAAACATTTGACACAGATGAGGATGCACAAAGCTATCTTGATGATTTAATGAAAGCACCAACTGTACAGCCAGCAAATGCACCATCACAAAATCCATCGGAAGAGGAGGGTAATTAAAAATTATGAAAGAAAAAATGACATATCTAACAATGGATGATGGAACAAAATATCCATTAATATTTACATTAAATGTAATGGAAGATATACAAGACAAATATGGCTCTTTAGAAGAATGGATGGCACTTATAAAAGCAAAAGAGCCTAGCATAAAAGCATTGAAGTTTGGTCTTGGTAGTATGTTAAACGAAGGTTTGGAAATAGAAAATGAAACTGCAGAAGAAAAAAGAGAAATGCTAAATCCAAAGCAAGTAGGAAGAATTATAACACAATTAGGTATAACAGCTGTTGCAGGTAAAATTGGCGAAAATGTAGTAGCAAGTACAAAAACAGATGCACCAAAAAATGTATAGTCCACGAGAATGAAAAAGTAATAATTGATTTCTCGTGGATTTTATATATTGGGCATTGTTTACTAGGATTTAGTGAAAAAGCTGTAGGACACATGACGTTTGCAAAGCTAATGAAATTATATAAACATTATAAAAATGACTATGATTTCAAATTAAAACGTGTATCTTATTTTGAACTAGAACAAAGAGTAATGGAAAGCGAAGAATGGATACCAGACTAGGAGGACAAAATGGAAAAGGTAAAATGTCCAGTATGTGATAATACTCTCATATTTGTAGATCATATACTGGGGGAAATAAAATGTCAAAGATGTAAAAAAATAATAAAAATACAAAAAGAATCGAGTAAGGAACACTCACAAACAGAAGTGCAGTAGTTACCTAATACCTATCTTTGAATGAAGGTAGGTGTTTGATAAAATGGCAGATTCATTTGGTGGAAGTGTTAAATTAAAAGGCGAAAGTGAATATAGAAAAGCACTACAACAAATAACAAGTGAATTAAGAGTAATGGCATCACAAATGCAGATAGTAACAGCAACTTATGGTAAAAACGATACTTCTGTGGAAGGATTAACTGCTAAAAATAAAGTTCTAAACGAACAAATAGAAAAGCAAAAAGAAAAAGTCGATACTCTAAAACAAGCATTAGAAAAATCAAAAACTGAATATGGCGAAAATAGTAATAAAACACTAGACTGGCAAACCAAACTAAACAAAGCAGAGGCTGAACTTATCAAAATGAACAACGAAGTAGAAGAAAACGAACAGGCAATGAAGGAGTCAGGCAAAGCTACAGAAGAAAATGCAGATAGTATGGAACAGTTTAGTGATAGCACAGATGATGCAGGAAAAAGTGCTCTATCATTAGGTGACATCATAAAGGCAAATCTAATAAGTGAGGCAATAATTGGTGGAATAAAGGCTTTATCAAATGCAGTATTAGGAATGGGTAAATCATTCGTTGGTGCTTTATCAGATGGTGTTAAATACAATTCAATGATTGAAGATTATGCTATGAGTTTTCAAACAATGACTGGGTCAGCTGATAAAGCAAACGAAATGATGGATGAAATAAAGAAAACAGCAAAAGAAACACCATTTGAAATAGAAGGCATGGCAGATACTGTAAAGCAAATGATGGCTTATGGTATCGAGGCAGATAAATCCATAGAAATAACCAAATTACTAGGTGATGTATCACAGGGTAATATGGAAAAAATGAACTCACTAGGTTATGCAATGGGACAAATATCTAGTGCAGGAAAACTAAATGGGCAAGACTTGAGACAATTGATAAATGCAGGATTTAATCCACTAGAAGAAATAAGCCAAAGAACTGGCGAGAGCATGGAAAGTTTGAAAGACAAAATGAGCAAAGGCGAAATTACCTACCAAATGGTAGAAGATAGCCTAAAAGCGATTACTGGCGAAGGTGGTCGTTTTGAAAATGCCATGATAAATGCATCAAGAACTTTTAGTGGTCAAGTAGATATGATGGAAGAGGGATGGACTAATTTCAAAGGCATCCTTTCATCAGGAGTTACAGATATACTTGCAAAAACTGTAATGCCTGCAGTAAATAGTGTGTTAGATAGTGGAACAACATTATTAGAAGCGGTACTAGGTGGGGATCAAGCACAAATAGATGAGGCAAAAACACAGCTTGTAGATAATATTACAACATTAGTGCAAAATGTATCAGAGCAACTTCCGAGCCTATTACAGACATTTGGAACAATTATAGAAAATGTACTACCAGTATTAGAACAGGCACTACCACAGGTTTTACAAATTGCTCTGCAAATCGTACCAAATATAATAAATGGAATATTGACAGCATTACCTTCGCTTATACCTGTAGTTTTAAATATAGTAACATCTCTGGTGGATGTAATACTACAAAATCTACCAATGATACTACAAGCAGGAATTGATATCTTATTACAACTAATACAGGGAATAGCAGAAACACTACCAACACTTATTCCAACAATTGTAGATGCTGTTATTTTAATTGTCGAAACAATAATAGACAACATAGATTTAATCATAGATGCAGGAATAGATATCATATTTGGTCTAATAGATGGAATTATAAATGCTCTGCCAAGATTAATAGAAAAAATACCAGTTATCATTGATAAATTAGTAAATGCAATTACAAATAACCTACCAAAGATTATCCAAGCAGGAATTACACTTATTATTAAACTAGCTGAAGGATTAATAAAAGCAATTCCTCAATTAGTAGCACAAATACCACAGATCATATCTTCTATTGTTAATGGCTTATTAAGTGGACTAGGACAACTTGCAGAGGTAGGTCTAAATTTAGTAAAAGGTTTATGGAATGGAATATCTAATGCTACAGGTTGGATATTAGATAAAATAAAAGGATTCGGTGAGTCTGTACTAAATGGAATAAAATCATTCTTTGGTATTCATTCGCCATCAACACTATTTAGAGATGAAATTGGTAAAAACCTAGCCTATGGTGTAGGTCTTGGATTTGAAGATGGAAT